TCAGCTAAAGATAAGCGAGATATTGAAAACAATGAATTCCGCAATCAAAAGCTTAAATGGCGTATTTTTGATATCTGGTTTTATGATGGACAGGACTTAATGAATACGCCTTGGATTGAGCGGCAGAAATATGTTAAGGCCGCCGCGGAGCGCATTAATCATCCTTTGGTAACTTATGTTCATTATTATCCAATGGATGAAAACTTTTATGATAAACTTAATATGATATTTTCTGCGGGAGGAGAAGGTGTTGTTTGCTACAAAAATTCTGGATTACCAGAACCGGGTAAGCGAACCGCACATAAGACTCTCAAAGTGAAGCGAGAACTTGAGAACCTTATTGACTGTGTAATTACAGGCACTGAACCCGCCGCTGAAGATTATAGCGGAAAAGATGTTGGTACGTGGATGTATTGGCGAGACACTCGTACTGGCGAAAAACTACAGGGACAACTGTTTGGTGATTATCAATCTGGACGCACGATTAAACCAATTAGCCGTGGTGCGTATATGGAATGGCCCGGAGCCATCTATGTAAGTGTATATGATAGTAATCATCAACTACAACAGTTATGTAAAGTTGCCGGTTTAACGGATGATTTTAAAGAACAATTAAAGAATAACTTTAATGAATGGTATTTATGCCCGGTTACTATTGGCGGCATGGCCCTTAGTAATGCGAACGGCTTAAGTATCCGCCACCCTTACTTAAAATCAATTCGTAAAGGCGATATTTCCCCTGAAGACTGTACGCTATCAAAAATTATTAACTGAGCATTTTTAAAAAATGCTGAGGAGGACTTATGGATTTAGAAGAACTATTTGGCTCGGTAGAAAAATATGGTTTTGATCCAGTAATGTATCAGTATTTTCATCAGCTTCTAGATAATAGAACAATTGTTATGAATGAATATGTAACTGATGCTACTGTAGAAAAGGTATTCCTTCCAATGCGTGAATTTGAAAAGGACGATTCAAAAGACCCTGTCACGATTATATTAAATTCTTGCGGCGGCGATGTATCAAATGGTTTCTACCTAGCCCAATATATTTCTCAGTATTCCAAACCATTACATATTATCGTTCCAGGAATTGCCGCAAGTATGGCAGGAATTATTCTTGCTGGCGGCGGAAAGAATGAGAATGTAACAAGATATTGTTTCCCAGCTTCATATGTATTACTACATGATGGATATGTCGCTTTGGAGTCTAGTGAAGCACGAACCGCAGATGACATTATGGATTTTAATAAACGAGTAGATGCTGATATTCGTCAATTTATTATTGACAATACTAACATTAGCGCCGAGTTATATGATAAACATGCTCGTCAGCAGTGGTTTATCAAATCAACCGAAATGAAAGAACTTGGACTAATTGATCGCATTTACGGAGTTGATGATAAATGATTAAACATTGGGCAGATACATCTGCTGTTTTACATTGGAACGCGGCTGAAGCTCAGGTAGCTATCAGCCCTTTAACTTTATCTGAATTAGAACATATTAAAACCAATGACCGTGCTTCTTAGGAATTAAAATATAATGCTCGTGAGGCAATTAGGAAAATTGTTAGCGGTGCTTGCTATTCTGTGATTACATCTAATAATCATAAAATAGATAAGATGCTTAAAAAATATAATTTCCTAAGTGATATCAATGACCATCGTATCATTTGCGCCGCAGAATTATATGCGGAAGAAAATGGAGAAGATGTTATATTCATGACTTGCGATGCCGCTCAATACACATTCGCGCTACAAATGCCTCGTTTAATGGCAGTTTATACAGCCAACGAAAAGCCAAAGGAAGATGAATGGTGTGGTTGGGCAAAATACTATCCTGATGATAATGAAATGAATATTTTATATACTGACCCGCAAATGAATGTATTAAAGTGCAAGACTAATGAATTTGCTAAAATATATCGTGGGTCAGAATTAAAAGATGTATTGTTTTGGGATGGAACATCTTATAGACCTTTAAAATATAAAGATATTAAGTCAGACTTTCTCGGAAAAAATATTCGCCCACTAAATCTTGAACAAAAAATGGCATTTGACCTCTTATAGAACTCATCTATTCCAGTTAAGTTATTATATGGAGTACCAGGTTCAGGCAAAGACTATCTTATGTTCTTACATGCATGGGATTTAATACAAAAGGGAAAGAAAGACAAAATAATTTTTATCCGTAATTTAGTGCCCTTTAAAGATGCCCCCGAAATTGGCTTTTTACAAGGCAGCTTACAAGAGAAGATTTCTTGGGGCTTAGGCCCAATAGAAAGTATTCTTGGCGAAGAGGGCTTAACTTTGGCGCAACAGGCCGGACAAATAGAAGCAGTTAATTTAGGCTTTATTAGAGGATGTAGTTGGGATAATACAATATTGTATGTTTCAGAAGGGCAGAATATTACTGGCGGCGGCTATAAGTTATTAATTAGCCGGTGCGGTGAAAATTCAGAGCTATGGATTAATGGTGATATTCTACAAACAGATGATAAAAAGTTTGAAACAAATAATGGGTTAGAAAGAATTACAAAATCTTTGGCTGGAAATAAGTTATTTGGTAGCGTTAAACTACTAAAGACAGAGCGTAGTGCTGTAGCAGAACTTGCTGCTTCAATTATTTAATTATGGGCGCCATTTTGGCGCCCACTTTTTTATTTGACTTTTTTCTAAATTTAAGATATAATAAAAGAAAAAAGGAGAAAAGTATGAAGCTTATTACAACA